AGATTGCCTCTTGTCTCGTGGGCTCGGAGATGTGTATAAGAGACAGAGATACAGGCTCTTGGTCGACTCAAAACAGGCCAGATGAACAAAACAGAATCTGCGTATTGCCAGCACCTTGAGCTGCGTAAACGTGCAGGAGAAATCGTCTGGTATCGATTTGAGGGTATCAAGCTGCGGTTAGCTGACAACACGTTCTATACGCCCGATTTTGCTGTGATGCTCGCCACCGGCGAGATGGAACTGCACGAAGTGAAAGGTTTCTGGAGCGACGACGCCAGGGTGAAAACCAAAGTCGCCGCAGATCAGTATCCGTTCCGAATCATCGGGGTAACGGTTAAACCAAAGAAAGCAGGTGGTGGCTGGAACATCGAAAAGTTCTGAATCGACGATCTTTTTAGTTATCAATGTAATCAATAAGTTATGTGGATAAGCGAGGGTAAAGATGGAAAGTATGGCTGAAGGTATGATCAAAGATTTAGTGGCATCAGGGCATGCGTTAGCTGACGACATGACAGGCGCACCATCCGTGCTTGTTCGCTGTTTGGCAGCGCAACTGGAAGTTCAGTTGGTGCGTGCTAATGAGCTGGCCGAAGACCACCAGAGAGCGATTGAGTCAATTAAGCAGGCTGATGCAGCTGTTAAGTTGGCACACGAGAAGTTTTCGACGCTGGCAGCGGAGAATGCGGGGCTAAAGGCGATATGTGATGACCGTCGCAGATTCATCATGAATGGGGTGCAGATGGGTTATATCAAGGTGCCAGCAGCGGAAACAGATCCAGACCTTGAGACAATTCGCATTGCTATATCACCACAAAAGCCCATTCCAGCCACCGATGCTTTCCTGTCTGAAGTGCGGGCGCAGGGGGTGGATGCTGCTATAGAAGCTGCAAAAAATCTGGTGGCCCAAGAATATGAGTATAAGGATTTCAAAGCGGCGCAGAGTGATTGCTGTATGCACCCTGGTTCAGACCTGGTAGGGAAGGTTGAAATGACTGAGTGGTTAGTTGACTTTGCTGCCCAGCTTCGCAAAGGAGGCAACCAGTGAGCAAGATTGATTATCAGGCACTGCGTGCTAAGGCAGAAAAAGCAACGTGTGGCGAGTGGTCGCTCGAATATGGAGAGGGCCGATTTGATGGTGATGATGCTCTAATTCATCGCGAGGCTGCTGGATATATTCCCATTTGCAGAATTGAAGGGGCGCATCCAGAAAGCGGTTTCGATGAAGATTTCCAAATGGAACAGCAGGCCAATGCTGAATTCATCGCCGCAGCCAATCCCGCTACCGTCTTAGCGCTGCTGGGCGAGCTGGAAGCAGAGGCAGTTATGTTCTGTATATCAGGACAAAATGTAGATTCAGAAGAACATGTATCAACCAGCAAAGCGGTTGTTGATGCCTGGGTTGAAGAATGGAATCAGGTTGACAGAACTCCTGGCGAGCCACTGTACAAAACTGTGCCACTCTACCATCACCCCGCCTTGCCAGCGTCGGTAGTGCCTGAAGGACTGGTTAAAGCAATGCGTTTCTATGAGCAGGTAAAAAATGAGAATCCGCCAGCCGAAACCGGAGCATGGAAAGACGCTGTTGACTGGGTGCTCAAAGAGGCTTGCCAGGCTGTAAACATTGGCATCAAAGGAGAGTGAGAATGCAAATTTCACCGGTTACTCTTCGTGTTGCGAAGGCGTTTATATCCAGACATCACCGACACAATAAACCACCTGTTGGGCATAAATTCAGCATTGGTCTGAGAAATGATGCCGGAGAATTGATAGGTGTGGCGACAGCTGGTAGACCTGTTGCACGACATTTGGACGATGGATTAACACTTGAAGTAAATCGCACATGTACCACAGGAGAACGCAACGCTAACAGCGCGCTTTATGGTGCTGTCTGGCGGGCAGCAAAAGCTATGGGTTATCAACGTTGTATTACGTACACCCAGGCAGATGAATCAGGAGCATCTCTTCGCGCAGCTGGTTTTGTTCGTGTGAAAGAGCTTCCTCCAAGAAAAAGCTGGGCGGAATCAAGCGTCGCCCTGCGGAGTAAACGCGATCCGGTCGGAAACGGTGGTGTTCCTCGTGTGCTTTGGGAAATCAGGAGAATGAGTACCACTGGCATTCGCATCAAAGGAGAGTGATATGGCAACTTTGCAGGAATTAATCGACCTGACGCCAGAACAGGAAAAAGCGTGGAATCGCCTTGTGAAGGCTGTAAAGGATTTCAGGGCAGCCGGAGGAAAGTTTTATAGCGTCCTGGACACGCTGAGCGCATACAACGGCGAGCACGTTGCCAGCATTGATAACGATAAGGGCTACCACACTGCAAGCGTCTATATGCCTAGCATTGATGCGCCAGGGCTAACCAGTTGGGCTGATGATTGGCACGGCATCACGCTGAAAGATGGCGTTGAAGTGGATGAGGACTAACACATGACAACGTTCACCGACAAAGAACTGATTAAAGAAATCAAAGAGCGTATAGGCAGCCTGGACGTCCGAGACAATATTGAGCGTCGGGCTTATGAAATTGCTCTGGCATCGCTGGAAGTCGAGACTGTAAGCCAGACTTACAAGTTGAACGAACTGTCGGGCAACTATCCGGTAATTCCGGATGGTTGGATAAGCTGTAGTGAGCGAATGCCCCCTCAAGATGATTGGATTTTAATTTATTCAAAGCACGGCGAGTATATGGCAGGACAGGTGCAAGGGGAATACGTGGAGTTGAGCGACGGCACTTTATCGTGGTTAGGGAACGTCTTGTTCTGGATGACGTTGCCAGAACCTCCGAAGGGGGCGAAATGATGGATGTAAAAGAGAAGGTTTTGCAGGTGATGCGTTCCCGGGCTGCCCTGCAAGATAAAGCTCTCGGCGGGGAATATCCATTCACGATAGCAACCTGGAATCTGCGGTTGGCAATGGAGAAGGAATTTCCTGATGAAGAATGGCGTTCGGCAGATTTGCGCAAAATTCTTATGGAGCTGGCTAAAGACGGAGCAGTATCCAAAGATACCTATGCCAGCCGGATTGGTCAGGCGGTATGGAGACTGGAGGTGCGGTAATGGCTAACCTGCAACTTGCCGTCAAAGGTGAATACTTCGATGCCATGATTCGTGGAGAGAAAACGGAAGAGTATCGCCTGTGTAATGACTACTGGAATAAGCGAATTATGTTCCGGGAGTATGACCGCCTGATTATCACAAAGGGATATCCGAAGCGCGACGATTCCAGCCGAAGAATTGACGTCCCGTATGACGGATATGAAATCAAGACAATCACACATCCGCACTTCGGTGATAAACCGGTAAAGGTGTTCGCGATAAAGGTAAATATTGATGGCTAAATCAGCAGCAGAGCGCAAAGCCGCTCAGAGAGCCAGACAAGCTGCATCTGGTGTGCGTAAGCTGGAGATTGTGCTTGATGCTCAGGAAATTGAAATGCTGGAGCGTAACTGTGCCACGCGTCGCCCCGGGCGTGCGCCTTACGAATTTGGTGAGTATATAGCGTTACTGATCCGCCAGGATGATGCACGCGTGCGCGGGCGTATAAAATCGATCAGCAGAAAACGTTGCGGTAAGTGCGGCGAGAGAGTTCCAGTTAATTCATGCCCGTGTAATGGTGACTCGCAATGCTGGGTGACTAAAGGCTGGCATGAAACGAAATTAATAGTGTGACATGTCACGAGTAGATTATGCATGATGAATTTGATGGATTTTGAATACTGCCGCCAACTATGGCGGCTTTATTTTGCATGGTACTATTACCACAACGGTAACAATTACCACGGTGGTTATGATGCCTGCTGAACCTAAAACCTATAAACGCAAATCAACGCAATTTAAGCCGCTCACAGCAATGCAGGAGGCTTATTGCCAGTCATACATCAAAACGCCTGAAAACCAGACTCAGGCTGCGATTAACGCAGGATTCTCCCCAAATACAGCGGCAGTTAAAGCCAGTGTCATGATGCGCGATGAACGCATTCAGAAACGGATTGCCGAGTTGATGGAGGAGCGCAACAAACGAATGCGTGTCAGTGCTGATTACGTTCTCATGCGCCTGGTGGAGATCGACCAGATGGACGTGATCGACATCCTCAACGACGATGGGAGCCTTAAACCAATCCGTGAGTGGCCGAAAATCTGGCGCACTACGCTTAGTGGCTTTGATCTGTCATCGACCATCATGAACATGAACGAGGATTCAATAGAGACAATCCTCAAAAAAATTAAATGGCCTGACAAGGTGAAGAACCTTGAGCTGATTGGTAAGCATGTTGATGTCAACGCATTCAAAGAACGTCTGGATGTTAATGTGAATGTGACAATTGCTGATCGCATAGCAGCAGCCAGGAAGCGACTCAAAGAACGTCAGGATGGTAATCAGTGACAGATACAGCGTTATCTCCTGAAGAGCAGTTAATCGAGGATATTGCAGGGTTCACTCACGATCCGCTTGGCTATGCCCTCTATGCGTTCCCGTGGGGGGAAGATGGGACTGAACTGGCACATGCCACCGGTCCACGTCAGTGGCAGGCTGATGCGTTCCGAGAGATACGTGATCACCTGCAGAATCCAGAGACGCGCTATCAGCCGCTTATGCTGGCACGCGCTTCGGGTCACGGTATTGGTAAATCCGCATTCATCTCAATGCTGATCAACTGGGGCATGTCCACTTGCGAGGATTGTAAGGTTGTGGTGACCGCCAACACCGACAACCAGCTACGAACGAAGACCTGGCCGGAAATTATCAAGTGGTCGAACCTTGCTATCACGAAAGACTGGTTTACCTGTACCGCTACCGCGATGTACAGCAATGATCCTGGACACGACAAGCGGTGGCGAGCTGACGCAATACCCTGGTCTGAGCACAACACTGAGGCATTCGCCGGACTACACAACGAGCGCAAACGCATCATCGTGGTATTCGATGAAGCGTCGAACATTGCGGATCTGGTGTGGGAAGTTGCCGAGGGTGCGCTAACGGACGAAGACACTGAGATTATCTGGGTGGCGTTCGGAAACCCGACGCGTAATACCGGACGTTTCCGCGAATGTTTCCGCAAATATAAACACCGCTGGAAAACTGCGCAGATTGACAGCCGGACGGTGGAAGGCACCAACAAACAGCAGTTGCAGAAATGGGTTGATGACTACGGGGAAGACAGCGACTTCGTTAAAATCCGTGTGCGCGGCATATTCCCGGATGCATCTGAATTGCAGTTTATCCCTACCGGACTTACTGACGAGGCAATGAAACGGGTGGTCACCGCTGCGCAGGTTGCACATGCTCCGGTGATAATCGGCGTTGACCCGGCATACTCAGGCGTTGATGACGCTGTGATATACCTGCGGCAGGGGCTGCACAGTAAGGTGCTGTGGACTGGCAACAAGACCACTGACGATCTGATTATGGCAAAGCGTATCGCTGACTTTGAAGACCAGTATCAGGCTGACGCGGTGTTCATCGACTTCGGTTACGGAACCGGTTTGAAGTCAATCGGTGACGGATGGGGTCGTACATGGCAACTTGTTCCGTTCGGTGGCGCGTCTACTGACCCGCAGATGCTCAACAAGCGTGGGGAGATGTTCAATTCATGCAAGACATGGCTGAGGCTGGGCGGCATGCTGGATGACCAGGAAACAGCGGACGACCTGTCGGCGGCAGAGTACAAAGTTCGCGTGGACGGTAAAATCATTATCGAACAGAAGGAAGATATCAAGGAGCGGCTTGGGCGTTCTCCTGGTAAAGGCGATGCGCTACTGCTGACGTTTGCGTTCCCTGTGTCGAAGCGTCTGCGAATTCCCGGTCAGCAGAACCAGCAAGGCAAGGCCATCACAGATTACGATCCCTATGCTTAATCCGCTGGTGGGGATAATGTCGTTGATATCCTCTGATGAGGATAAAACAAAGCCAGCTCATCGGCTGGCTGTTTGTGACATGTCACTGCGTTAGAAGGTTATTTTATCGAATGCGGCGTTGATTGCCTTGGCGTCCTGCTCAGCACCAACCACATCAAGTAAAGATCTTTTACTAAGCACTTCAGCCAGGCATTGTAACTTCATGTTGTATAAGTTTTCGCGCATGTAATCATCATCACTTTTTTCTTTGGCGTATACAGAGCGAGAAATATCAAACACATCGCCTTTTTCCATTTCAGAACGTTGTGCTGTTATCCAGTCATGGAACGTAACGCTAGTACCATGGTCTTCGCTAAGAGTTAACCCGGTCAGTCCCTCACTCTGAATTACTTCGTAATGCATTTCATTACCAGCAAAAACGCCATAAAAAACGCAGTCTTCAGCCTGAACGATACGAGAATATTTTAATGGCCATTCATTTAGATACTTAGCCAACATATCAATTGTCTTCATAATCTCACCTTAAAAAAATGCCCGGCGAACCGGGCGAACTGGAAGCAATGAGTTATGCCTTCCGTGGCTGTACTGGTTTACAGCATGAAGTCATCGCAATGGCGTCCTGCTGTAAAAAGGGCGGTGATAGTCCTTCAAGGGAAACCATCACCGCCAAGCCCCTGGAACTTCTGGCATCACGGTCCTTAGGCGTGATTCTGGCGTGGCATGCAGGATTCGAACCTGCGACCAACCGCTTAGAAGGCGGTTGCTCTGTCCAACTGAGCTAATGCCACAACGCTGAGAGCACTTAGCCTGTTAAGGCACCACACTTTGTCGCGGCTCCATAAATGCTCTCATCGTTGTACCCTCGTCTCTTCCGAGGCGTCACACCGAATCGCCGGGATGGTGAATCCCCGTGCGCGGAATAAAACCGCTCGACTTGCACATTCCGGCTACCTGGTTCGTTTGCCCGAGCAAGGGAGGGTGCCCCTTAAACGTATCCAGACCGCTATCGTCGCATGTGCCATACGCCGTACTGCTCAAAATAAAAGCTCACTCCACCTGTTCAATTTAACGACAAGCCAGTCAGGTTAGTAACCGGAATGAACTCTTTAGTTACCTGAAAGGTAATAATTCGCGCGTTAAATGTCAACTATCTACGATAAATAAATCATATGTGGTTAAATTGGTAATAATTTAATTGCGTACGGAGTCATTGATATGTGCATGGGTAGCTCACCATCAGTGCCTGCAACACCAGAAGTTCAGGCAGCACCACAGGAGCAGGATGCTGCCGTTGTTGATGCCCGCGACGAAGAAACACGTCGCCGTCGCGCTGCTGCTGGTCGTAGTTCTACGCTGCTTACCGGTTCTCAGGGCGACACATCAACCGCTAATACCAGCGGTAAAACGCTGCTTGGTCAGTAACCGGAGTCATTGAAATGGCGGAAACAACTAAAGAGCGATTGAACAAACAGTTCGCACAACTTGAAAGCGAGCGTCAGTCGTTCGAGCCGCACTGGCGCGAGTTGAGTGATTACATCAACCCGCGTGGTTCCCGCTTTCTGACTTCTGAGGCCAACCGTAACGATCGGCGCAATACACGCATTATTGATTCGACCGGGACTATGGCGGCGCGCACTCTCGCCAGCGGCATGATGTCAGGCATCACAAGCCCCGCGCGTCCGTGGTTTCGCCTGGCTACGCCAGATCCTGAAATGATGGATTATGGCCCTGTTAAGTTGTGGCTTGAGGCAGTTCAGAACCGCATGAACGATATGTTCAATAAGTCGAATCTCTACCAGTCTCTTCCGCAGTTATACGGAAGCCTCGGCACATACAGCACTGGTGCAATGGCAGTGCTGGAGGATGACGAGGACATCATTCGCACAATGCCATTCCCGATAGGCAGTTACTACCTGGCTAACTCACCTCGTGGCAGTGTTGACACCTGTTTTCGCAAGTTCTCTATGACTGTTCGTCAGCTTGTTCAGGAGTTCGGGCTAAATAACGTCAGCGAATCCGTAAAAAGCATGTGGGAAAGCGGCACCTACGAGAAGTGGATCGAAGTGATGCATTCGGTTTACCCGAACATTGACCGCGATACATCGAAGCTGGATAGCAAGAACAAGCCATTCAAATCGGTTTATTACGAGGTTGGTGGAGATAACGACAAGTTGTTGCGTGAGTCCGGATTCGATGAGTTTCCAATTATGGCTCCGCGCTGGGAAGTTAACGGCGAAGATGTTTATGGATCATCATGCCCGGGTATGCTGGCGCTTGGACCTGTTAAGGCATTGCAGCTTCTCCAGAAGCGCAAGTCGCAGTTGATTGATAAAGCCACCAATCCGCCGATGGTTGCTCCGACTTCCCTCAAGAATCAGCGCGCCTCCCTTCTTCCTGGCGACATCACGTATATCGATCAGATTACTGGTCAGGATGGCTTCAGGCCTGCTTATCTGGTTAACCCCAGTACAGCAGATTTGGTGGCAGACATTCAGGACACTCGTCAAATCATTAACAGCGCCTACTTTGTCGATCTGTTCATGATGTTGCAGAACATCAATACCCGCTCGATGCCTGTTGAAGCGGTGATCGAAATGAAAGAAGAAAAACTTCTGATGTTGGGGCCGGTTCTGGAGCGTCTGAACGACGAATGTCTTAATCCTCTCATTGACCGCGCTTTCTCGATGATGGTGCGCAAAAACATGCTGCCGCCACCGCCTGACGCGATGGAAGGCATGCCCCTGAAGGTCGAATACATTTCCGTCATGGCTCAGGCGCAGAAGTCTATCGGCCTGTCCAGTCTGGCGTCCACGGTTAACTTCATTGGTCAACTTGCGCAAGCGAAACCAGAAGCTCTCGACAAACTCAACGTTGATCAGGCGATCGATGCATTCGCTGATATGTCCGGAGTGTCTCCAACCGTCATTGTTCCGCAGGAACAGGTTGAGCAGGCTCGCCAGCAACGGGCACAGCAACAACAGCAGCAACAAATGATGGCGATGGGGATGGCGGCGGCACAGGGGGCCAAGACGCTAAGCGAAGCTAAAACTTCGGATCCGAGTGTGTTGTCAGCTATGGCGAATGCAGTTAGTGGTCAGGGTGGGCAATCACAATGACAGATTACGAAGACGATCAACTGAAAGAAGAAAACGCCCGTAAGCAACGTGACATGGCACAGCGTGAAATTGATGACATTCGCTTTGTCATGAGCAGTGAACAGGGGCGTCGCGTTGTCTGGTCGGTGCTGGAGAAAGGCCGGGTGTTTTCCGCTATCTCTCCGATGGATGCTATGGCAATGGCATTTAATGAGGGGCAACGCAATCTGGCGCTGGAACTGTTTCAGCGCGTTATGGCGCATTGCCCTGAACAGTATTTGAAGATGGCCAAAGAGGCCAGTGAACAGGAGTGATCATGAGTTTATTTGAGCGTTTGCTGTATCGCCGTCTTTGCAATGAGCAACAAGTCGATGGTGGGGCAGCTCCGGCTGCGTCAGAACCGTCAGCGCATGCAGATGATAACCCTGCTCCAGTTGGTGATCCATCACAACAGGAAGGTGATAAGCCACAACCTGTTTCTGATGGCGATAAACCTGCTGATGACAAAAAGCCTGAAAACGATAAGCAGGATGAAAAAAAGGGCGGCGATAAACCAGAGGGTGCGCCTGAGAAGTACGAGTTTCAGGCTGCCGAAGGCGTAGAGCTGGATACAGAAGCGTTGAAGGAATTCGAGCCGGTGGCGCGAGAACTAAACCTGACCAACGAGCAAGCGCAAAAGCTGGTTGATGCTTATCCGAAGATTCTGGCAGGTGTTCAGCAGCGCCAGGCAGAAGCCTGGCAGAAAACAACCGAGCAGTGGGCTGCGGATGTAAAAGCTGACAAAGAAATCGGTGGCGACAAGTTGATTTCTAACCTTAGCGCCGCACAGCGTGCGCTTGACCAGTTCGGGACACCTGAACTCAAAGAATATCTGAACACCACCGGACTGGGTAATCACCCTGACCTGGTCAAAACGTTCGTGAAAATCGGAAAGGCGATGTCTGAAGATGGCATGGTCACCGGTGGTAATGAAGGCCAGCGTAGTGCGGCCGAAGTGCTCTATGGCAAATAAGAGAGGAAATGACAATGGCTGTTAAAGGCTTAACTGCGCTAACGCTGGCTGACTGGGGTAAGCGCGTCGATCCAAACGGGAAAGTCGATAAGATTATCGAGCTTCTCGGTCAAACTAACCCGATCCTTCAGGATATGCCTTTTGTCGAAGGGAACCTTCCTACCGGACACCGAACCACCATTCGTTCTGGTTTACCTTCAGCTACCTGGCGTTTGCTGAACTATGGCGTACAGCCAAGCAAATCAACCACAGTGCAGGTAACCGATTCCGTTGGCATGCTGGAAACCTATGCTGAAGTCGATAAGTCACTGGCTGATCTGAACGGCAATACCGCCGAATTCCGCCTGTCTGAAGACCGCGCATTTATTGAAGCGATGAATCAGCAGATGGCGCAGACGCTGTTTTATGGTGATTCCAGCGTTAACCCTCAGCAGTTTATGGGACTGTCCTCCCGCTATTCCAGCCTGTCTGCAGGTAATGCTCAGAACATCATTGATGCTGGTGGCACGGGCACAGATAACACCTCAATCTGGTTAGTGGTGTGGGGCGAAAACACCGTGCATGGCATCTTCCCGAAAGGGCAGAAGGCTGGCATTCAGATGGAAGATAAAGGCCAGGTGACACTGGAAGATGCTAATGGCGGCAAGTACGAAGGCTACCGTACCCATTACAAATGGGACAACGGACTTGCTCTGCGTGACTGGCGTTATGTTGTTCGCATTGCAAACATCGATGTCAGCAATCTTTCAGAACCTTCCTCTGCCGCAAATATTGCGAAGTTGATGGTTAAAGCACTGCATCGCATTCCAAACCGTGGCATGGGTCGCCCGGTGTTCTACATGAACCGCACTGTAGGCCAGGCTCTTGATCTGCAGTCTCTGGAGAAAACATCTCTGGCGATTAGCGTAAAAGAGACTGAAGGCGAGTGGTGGACGTCATTCCGTGGTGTACCAATCCGTGAAACTGATGCGCTTCTGGAAACAGAAGCCCGCGTGGTGTAACGCCTGTTATTAACCTGTGGGTCGTAACAGACCCACTAATGGAGAAAGAAGATGATCACCGACAAACTGTTGATGTTCTCCGAAGCTCAGGCGGTTACGAATACCGCGGCTTCTACTGACGTAATCGATCTCGGTCCAATTGATGGAAACCGTCGCGATATCGGTGTGGGTTACCCGCTTGAGTTTTGGGTGCTGGTTAACGAAGCCGCCACGGCAAGTGGTGAGGCAACTGTAAACATCCAGTTGCAGACGAGTGAGAATAACAGCTCTTGGACCACTATTTATGATAGTGGTGCGTTGGCAAAGGCCACCCTGACAGCAGGTAAGCGAGTTGTTTCTGCAAAGGTGCCAGCCGGTGTTCAGCGATATCTGCGTGTTAACTACTCCGTCGCAACTGGCCCACTAACGGCCGGCAAATTCACTGCGGGTATCAGTCTGGATGTTGATGCCAATACGCCGTACCCGATCCGCTCAAAAGTAACTGGTTAAGGTGATATCGATGTCAGGTGAGAAACCAAGATACCGCGTTCTGCGCCTCTCTCATATCCATAACACACTGTGGCCGGAGGGGGCAGAAATCGAATACGAAGGTGAGCCTGGTAGCGCACTGGAACCTGTTAACGATGCAGCCAGACAGGCAAAAGCAAAGGTAGCAGGAAAGGTGTCTATGGCAGCAACCAGCACCAAAATCATCAACGATGTGTCAGATGATGGTGAACTGGATAAGCTCCGTGAAGAGTACGAATTGCTCTTTAACGAGAAGCCACACCATAACGCTAAAGCCGAAACGCTCCGAGAGAAGATCGCAGATAAGCGTAAAGAACTGGGCGTGTAAGCCTCGCGAATCCGACAAGGGGCTTCGGCCCCTTTATTGCAGGAGTGTATATGGAACTCGTAAACCTCAAAACCGGCACTGACAGCTACCAGGATGAGAGCGGAGAAACCAGAACTCGCGATGAATACCCGTGGGAGCTGTGCATCACTCTTAATAACGACACATTGAATAAGCTGAAGGCGCAACCTCAGGGCGTCGGAACAGAAGTGATGATAACTGCAAAGGCTGTTATTCGAGGCCTGTCTGCCAGAGAAACTGACGATGGTGTTAATCGCAGCGCCGATCTGCAGATCACTGATATGGCGATCGCTCCTGTTTCCAGGGATGTAGAAAAATCAGCGGCTGAAACTCTGTACGGTAACGGAGGTGAGTGATGGCCTCTGTAGTAGAGATCTGTAATCGTGCGCTGTCCAATATTGGCAACAGCCGCAGTATTAACAGCCTGACGGAAGCCAGCAAGGAAGCGGGGGAATGTTCGCTGCACTTTGAGGCCTGCCGTGATGCTGTTCTTTCTGATTTTGACTGGAACTTTGCTACCAAACGCGTGGCGCTTGCAGATACGAGCAATCCACCGCCTGACTGGGAATATGCGTACCAGTACCCGTCCGATTGTCTGCGCATTACTGAAATTATGCTTCCTGGTGTACGCAATCCAACAGCAGCAATGCGCGTTCAGTACGAAGTTGGTGCAGACACCAACGGAACAGGAAAGTTGATCTACACAGACCAGCCGCAGGCATGGCTCAAGTATGTCTCTCGCGTTTCAGATGTGAACATGTTTGATGCCATTTTTATGGAGGCGTTGGCCTGGCGTCTTGCGGCAGCTATTAACATGGCGCTCACTGGGAATGCAGACCTCGGTACGTTTGCCCTCAATATGTACAATCGCGTGATTCTTAGTGCTGGCTCGCATAGCCAGAATGAATCACAGGAACCACAGCCACCGGTTGACGAGTTTACCATTGCGAGGTTGTCCTGATGGCTATCAGTTGGATCCAGCCCAGCTTTGCCGGTGGTGAGATTGGACCGTCGTTGTACGGTCGTATCGACATGGCGAAGTACCAGGTGGCATTGCGCAAGTGCGATAACTTTATCGTGCGGCAGTATGGCGGCGTTGAGAATCGACCTGGTACGCGTTTTGTCGGTGCCGCCAAATACCCAAATCGGAAATGCCGCCTGATCCCGTTCCAGTTCTCGACGGTTCAGACTTATGCTCTGGAGTTCGGACACCAGTACATGCGCGTTATCAAAGATGGTGCGTTGGTGCTGAACAGCAGCAATGTTATTTATGAAATTGCCACGCCATATACTGAAGCCGATCTGTTCCGAATTAAATTCACGCAAAGCGCAGACGTGCTTACGCTGGTTCATCCGGCATACCCGCCGAAAGAGTTGCGCCGCTATGCGCATGACAACTGGCAACTGGTTGATGTGGTAACGAAGAACGGGCCATTTGAAGATATCAATATTGACGAGTCAGTGACGGTTTATGCCAGCGCCAGCACCGGGACAATTACGTTAACGGCAAGCGCCTCAATTTTTGGCGCGGAGCAGGTAGGCAAATTGTTCTATCTGGAACAGCCTGCAGTGGATTCTGTGCCGGTATGGGAAACCAGTAAGAGTACGTCGATTGGCGATATTCGCCGTGCAGACAGTAACTACTATCGCGCCGTTACAGCAGGCAAAACAGGCACTTTGCGCCCTTCGCATACAGAAGGCACATCATGGGATGGCTGGGGCGGATCCGGTGATGATGATACCGGCATTGAGTGGGAGTATCTGCACAGTGGTTTTGGCATTGCCCGTATCTCTGCTGCAAATGGAACTACTGCAACTGCCGAGGTGATTTCCTATATCCCTTCGCAGGTAGTTGGCGAGGATAATGCCAGCTATAAATGGGCTAAATATGCCTGGAACAGTATTAACGGTTATCCTGGCACTGTTGTTTATTATCAACAACGCCTTTACTTCGCCGCATCGACTGCGTTCCCTCAGACTATCTGGGCCAGCCGTACCGGGGATTATAAGGATTTTGGCAAAAGCAATCCTACGCAGGATGACGACAGAATTATCTACACCTATGCCGGGCGTCAGGTTAATGAGATCCGTCACCTGATTGATGTTGGTTCGCTGGTGGCGCTGACTTCCGGAGGTGAGTACGTCATCACTGGCGACCAGAACAAAGTGCTTACCCCATCATCATTTGCATTCAGCTCTCAGGGATCAAATGGCTCGAGCAATGTCCCACCAATTGCCGTGGCGAATATTGCTCTGTTCGTCCAGGAGAAAGGCAGTGTTGTCCGTGATCTGGCCTACTCATTCGATGTTGACGGCTATCAGGGGAACGACCTGACCATCCTTGCCAATCATCTTTTTCAGAAGCACAGCATTGTTGACTGGTGCTTCTCGATTGTCCCTTACTCCAGCGCCTTCTGCATTCGTGATGACGGTAAATTACTGGTGATGACCTATTTGCGTGATCAGCAGGTTTTTGCATGGGCACCACAATCCAGTACCGGAAAATATGAAAGCACATGCAGTATCAGCGAAGGCAATGAAGATGCGGTGTATTTCGTCGTTAACAGAACCGTTAACGGGCAAACAGTGAGATACATCGAGAGACTGTCCAGCCGTTTATTTACCAGCGATGAAGATGCTTTCTTTGTTGATTCTGGCCTTAGCTATGATGGAAGAAATACGTCTGACAGAACGATGACCATCACTGGTGGTTCTGGTGAATGGGATTACCGCGCGGAATATACAATCAGTGTTTCTGGTGGTGCGTACTTCACCAGTAGTGATGTTGGTGCGCAACTACAGTTCCCTTATACCGGAACTGATCCTGATACTGGCGATGAAGTGTCAAAAGAATTACGTTGCGACATTATTTCTGTAACCAGCAATACCGCTGTAGTGGTTCGTGCTAACAGGAACGTCCCGCCATCCCTCAGGAATGCGGCCACCACGAACTGGCAGATGGCGCGCCGGACATTTGGAGGCATGTCTCATCTTGAAGGCCAGACCGTAAACATTCTCTCTGATGCGAACGTGGAACCACAGAAAGTGGTTTCCGGAGGTGCCGTCACGCTGGAATCACCGGGGGCTGTTGTGCACATCGGCCTGCCAATAACTGCTGAATTCGAAACACTGGATATCAACATTAGCGGACAGGAAACGCTGCTGGACAAAAAACAGGTGATCCCGTCCGTTACTCTGGTTGTGAATGCCAGTCGCGGCATCTGGGCGACTACGCCCGGCGGTAAATGGTACGAATATCCACAGCGTGAATTCGAGTTCTACGATGATTCTGTTGATGATGCTACCGGAAAAGTAGAAGTGAAACTGGACAGTAACTGGGGCAAAAACGGACGTGTAAGAATCCGTCAGCTTGACCCGTTGCCACTGTCTGTTCTTGCCGTTATTCCTCGCCTTACTGTTGGGGGATTCTGATGATCGATGTTCGAATTATTCCCGCTACCGAAGAGCATCTTCAGATGATTTTGCCGGATGTTCGTCAGGCTGATATTGACGAACTGTATGCGGTATCGCTGATGACTACCGAAGATGCGCTGCGCGTTGGTCTGCGCACTGCGACTATGGCCTGGTCAGGGTTCGCGAACGGAGAACTGGTAACCATGTTTGGTGTATCTCCGGCGTCAATGATCGGTGGCAATGGTACGCCATGGCTGGTCGGAACCAGCCGTATTGAAAAATATCAGAAGACATTTCTTCGCCACTGCCGCCCTGTATTGCAGCAGATGCTGGCAGTTTATCCGCGCCTGGAAAACTACGTCGACGAGCGAAACCATGTTGCCAAAGCATGGCTGCACTGGCTTGGATTCAGGCTTGAAGAAGCCGCGCCTTATGGTGCTCTTGGTCTTAATTTCCACAGATTTCACATGGAGAGAAAATAATGTGTAACCCAGCCATCGCTTTGGTTGCCGTCACAGTGGCATCCACAGCCGCGTCAATGTACAGCCAGAGCAAGCAGGCAAAATACCAGTCAGCCATAGCTGATCGGAATGCTGAAATTGCTGAAGTTCAGGCACAGGATTCAATCAATCGTGGGAATATTGAAGCGGATCAGCGTCGTCGTGAAATGCGTCAACGCTCAGGCACTGCGGCGGCCACTATGGGGGCTACCGGTGCGGAATTAAGTAGCGGAACAGCTCTTGACGTTTTTGCGGATAATGCTCAGTTCGGCACTCTTGATGCGTTAACGACAGTGAATAATGCTCAGCGTGAGGCATATGGGTATCAGGTTCAGGGAATGAATGCTCAGGCACAGGGGGCTGCTGCTCAGTCGGCTGCTAAATCATCGATGACCAGCACTTTGTTAACGGCACCACTAAAAGCATACGGTGCATACCAGATGGGCGGCGGAACGTGGAGCCCGTTCTCTCAGAAGGCTGCGCCGATTTCTGCTGCTGTTGGCACTCCAACCGGTCGATAAGGGGATAATAAGATGCCAGTTGTACCAACAACATCGGGCCGTCAGGTTCAGAGCAGAGGGATTTCGACGCAGGGATTCTCATCGTTTCAGACACCAAATGTCGGTGATGTACTTGGCGATGTTGCAGAGCAATATGCAGGTATTATTGCGCAGGCAAAACAGCGCGCGAATGTTGCTATGGCTCAGGATGCTTCTCTTAGCTTAAGCCAGATAAGCAGCGATCTGCTGAATAACCCTGAAACAGGTTTGCTTAACCTGAAAGGGAAAAATGCTATTGGAAAAGGTCAGGAGTATACGCAGCAGTTTGATGCTCAGGTCGAACAACTGGCTATGTCGCTGCCGGATGAACAGGCTCGTAATGCTTTCATGCAGCAGGCGCAGCAGCAGCGTATTCAGTTCACTACGCAGGCCGGGCGGCACGAGATAGGGCAAATAAATGCCTACGAAGAAGGTCAGTTTCAGGCTACGCTGCTGAACAATGGTAAAAATGCCGCAGCATTGTATGGCGACAACGCCGCATACGTATTGGCTAATAAGCAAACTTTCCAGCAAATTGAGGATTACGGCATTGCGCATGGCTGGAGCGACGAGCAAATCCAGGCCAAGAAAATCGAGTTTAAAGAGAAGGTTGCTGATGCCGCATTGTCCCAGTGGTCGGCAAACAATGCGACCGCATTCATCCAAAGTAATGGCGAGTTAAGTGATACTGCTGCTGGAGCTCGCCGTGCTGTAGCCGATAGTGACTCTTCCGATCGTGCCCGTGGCATACGCAACAATAACCCAGGAAATCTCGAATACAGCAAAACTAATCCGTGGGTAGGCCAGACCGGTGATGATGGTCGATTTGCTAAATTCGAAACACCTGAACACGGGATTCGTGCATTAGGGCGGAACCTGATGTCGTATCATAGGCAGGGTATTGATACCGTCAGCGAGATAATTAATCGCTGGGCACCGCCCACTGATAAAAATGACACTATGTCGTATATCAAAGCAGTGTGCGAACAACTTGGCGTTTCTGCTGATGAGCCTCTCGATGCATCAAATCCTGATACCCTGAAGGCGCTTTGTGCAGCCATTATCCATCATGAGAACGGTAGCCAGCCATACAGTGATCAGCAGTTAACTGCTGGTGTCAGTGCAGCACTTGGTTTATCAACAATTCCAACCAACACCAAACGCTATACCGGTAATGCAGCATTCGATGCGGCATCTTCTGAGGCGCAGGCAAGTTTTATGCGACAGGCGGATCAACTGCGTCGGCAGCAGCAGGATGAATATAAAACGATGATTGACAGCCAGGTTCGCGATGCGACAGCTGCGTATATGCGTGGCGTTGAATTTCCTAACCCACCTGGTGAGGATGATTTTATTGCAGCTTATGGAGTCAGAGAAGGAAACCTGCGATATACCGAGTTTAAGAATACGCAGATCGCCGGACAGTATATAGGCTCTTTCCGCAACATGCCGACAAGCAGCATTACAGCATATGTTGAGCAATTACGCCCGGATACTGGTGAGACAGGGGAGGGTTATGCGTCTCGCGCAGCTCTTTATGACAACGTTGTTTCGGCTGCAAATCAGGTGATAAAGCAGCGGCAGTCGGATCCTGTGCAGTTCTCTCTTGCCTCCGGACAGGCAAAGCCTATCGACATGAGCAATAAGGATAACTTTGGACATAGCGTTGCCTTGCGTGCCGCTCAGGTCAGTGACCTTGCTAAGTCATATGGCACTCCACTGACGTTCTTTTCCAAAGACGAGGCCAATCAGATCGGTGTTTTCTTTCGTGATGCTCCAGTTTCTCAACAGGCAGCATATCTCGATACCATCAGGCAGAGCACTGGTGGTGGGCAGGTGTATATGTCAGCACTACAGCAGATCAGTGCCAACGCTCCATCTGCTGCCGTTGCCGGGATACTGATGGACAAGCCTGGTGGTATTTTGGCAGAAAAAAACTGGTTTAATCCGGATGTTTCCGTGTCTCCTGAAACCGCTGCGCAGACAATTCTTGCTGGCGCGGCGGCTCGTAAAGGTACTGATGATGCGAAAGGTATTCCGATGCCTAAAGATGCTGATCTTCGCCTTGAGTTTTCTGACATGGTGAAGGATGCATTTGCTGGTGATGCTCAGGGGGCATCAATGGCATACGAGATCGCAAAGGACTATTACGCTGGTGTGATGGCGAAAAAAGGCGTGATATCAGGCGAAATTGACACTGATATCTGGAAACAGGCTGTTAACGTAGCTACAGGTGGCGTGCATGACTATAACGGAATGGGGAATGTCCTTTTGCCGTGGGGAATGTCTGCAGAGCAATTCGATAAGCAGGTTAATCAGGCTTGGAATGAACAAGTTGTCGGCACCGGGATAAAAACACCGCCTGGTCAGTATGGTTTGCAAAGTTACGGCGATAGTCAGTACCTGGTGAAACTTGGTACTGGTTATCTGCTGAAAGATGATGGTTCTCCTGTTGTTCTTGATCTGACACAGAAGCGTCAGAGATTCTCCGGAGATATTCCGCAATGAGTTACTTTGGCCTTAATCCAGTAAACCAGAATCAGCAACTTGACGAAGCAGCATCAAATCCAGCGGGCTTTAACAGCGATGTTGGTTTTTTCGACAATGCTGTAGGAGCGGCATTGTCTGGTTTGTACTCCGGGCTGGTGGCAAAGCCAGATCAGTTGCTATGGGCTGGGATGGATAAAATCGTATCCCCGATTGCTCAGTTTATTAACGAAAACACCTCGCTCAATGATACTTCAGTTTCATACATTGCCGAGCAGAGAAAACTAGCAGAGCAGCAGGTTAAGCGGCTGACGCCTGATGCCGCGACAACCGGAACCGCCGGGCAGGTTCTTTATGGGTTGTTCGATATGGGCGGGCAGGCTGTTGTCGGTACAACGCTCGGTGGTCCTGTCGGAGGTGCAGCGGCGGTAACTTCGCTACAGGGTTTTTCTGAGTTTGAACGGCTGATAGCACAGGGTGTTGATTTCAGGACGGCGCAGGAAGCGGGATTAGTGCAGGGCATTACTGCTGGTGCCGGAACACTGATCCCTATGAGCCTCGGGTTACGTGCTGGTGGTGCGCTGGCGGAAGGTGTGGCGGCTCAGCTTGCGCGGACGGGTGAGAGTTCAGTGCGACGCGCCGCAGCAACAGCAGTACGTGCAACGCCAGATATTGCCTATGCCGCAGGTACAAATATTGCGTTCGGTATGGCACAGCGTGGGCTTACTGCAAAAACGCTTCGTGATGGTGGCTATAGCGAAATGGCTAACCAGTATGATGTGTTGGATCGACAGGCAATTGCTATTGATGCTGTTCTTGGGGTGGCGTTTGGTGGTGTCGGCAGATTTATTAACTCTCGCGGCGAGTCTACAAGCGCACCAAATTTTTCACCAGTTGATATCGATGCTGCACTGGCGGCGAATGCCGCTCATCATGCTGAAATTGATATTGCTCCTGGCGTGCCGATCAACGTGCTTTCGCGTAATTCTCACATTCAGGCTCTGCGAAAAGCCATGTCTGATGTTAGCCAGGGGAGACCTGTAGACGTTGCCAGCATTGTTGAGTCTGCATCTTTCAGTGAAATCCCTGGGCACAAGAGTCTGCTTTCTCAGGCAGTTAATGAGGCTCTGTCATCTGTAGATGATGGAAAAACGGCGCGCGCTATAGAAAATCGGTTGCTTGAAGAACAGGCCGCGCAGCTTTTGTCGCGTGGCGATAGACAGGTTTACCAGTCTGAAATCGCTAATAGCCAACGAATTATCGACAATCTCACTGAACAGCGCGCACAAATTCTTGCAGAAGAGCCAACTGGTAGCGGTAAAGCTTTGTCTCGTGCTCGATCAGATAAACAGGCCAGAATTCGCGATATTGACCAACGAATCCGGCAGGCACAAGAACGCCTGGAATTTTCCCGTAACGCGTTGGCACCGCATGAGCCTGGCGGTCAGTTTTTTGAAGCTCGAGCAGAACTGGCACGGAGACAGCAGGCTGAAAGTGAACTTAATGCTCAGGCTGTTTCATTCTATAAAACAGCAGAGGTCAGGACGCCAGACGAAGTAGCTCCTTTTGAGCCCGGTAAGATATTGCAACAGACAGAACAAAAAATGATGGCAGATCCGGCAGGAGATATTGATCTGCGTATAGCTGAAGACTCGCTGCTTGAATCTCCGGACATGATAATCACCGTGCTGGATGATGATGGTAATCCACAATCGCGCAGTGCGCGTGAAGTACTGGATGAAGCGAACAGGGAAAGTGAGCAGGCAATACAGGATTCCAGCCTGTTTGATGTTGCTGTGGCGTGTTTCTTGAGAGGTTAAATTAAATGAGACAGGAATGTATACAAGCGGTCCAGCAGGCGGCGCAGCGCACGTTAACGGCGCGAGAAATACAGAACATTGAAGACCGCATTTATCGAAATATGCGCTCCATTGCTCGTGATGATCCGATGTCGTGGCGACAACTTTCCGAATCAGAACGGTTGTATCGTGCAGCACAATTGGCATCTGAAGAATTACAGCGAGAAGCGGCATTAAAGAAACGTCGTGTGGCTCTCACTATAGCCGCACGTCAGAGATTGGATAAATTTATCAATAGCTATCAAGGGGCTGATGGGAAACTTGGCGCTCTTAACCGTACTATTGCTTTTAATGCAGACGGTAAATCGAATTTCCTCTCTGTTGAATCCAGAACAAAAGCCACTCGTGATTATGCATTGAGTCAATTGCAGGAGGCATTTGAAGCAGTTGATCCTCGCTTTTTTGGCCTGTTTGAAGATGAAGCTGGCGTGCGTGACCTGGTATATGAAATGCGAGGGCAAAATACTGGCAATGCTAAAGCAAGAAAAGGTGCTAAGGCGTGGAGAGAAGTGACAGAGCTACTGCGCCGCCGGTTTAATGATGCTGGTGGGGACATTGGCTATCTCGAAAACTGGGGGATCCCTCAACATCATTCTATGGAAAAGGTTGGGGCGGTATCAAAGGATAAGTGGGTTAGCGATGTTATAGGTAAGCTGGATCGCAAATATTATACCCGAGTCGATGGACAACTGATGAACGATGCCGAGTTGTCTGCATTTCTTGGAGAGGCTTATAACACGATCGCTACTGGTGGGCTGAATAAGCTTACTGATACCGGAATGCGAATTTCCGGCGCACGTGCTAACCGGGGTAATGCATCACGACAGATACATTTCAAAGATGCAGATTCCTATCTGCAATATCAGCAACTTTATGGCGATCGCTCTCTATGGGAAATCATGGTCGGTCACCTGGAAGGTATCAGTAAAGATATTGCACTGGTGGAAACATATGGCCCAAACCCCGATCATGTTTTCCGCTCTCTTCTTGATCAGGTGAAGGCAGAAACGGCAACAGCTAACCCGAGTAAAACCGGTAAAGTCGAGCGGCTGGCGAACAACACAGAGAATCTGTACAACTTTATTTCCGGAAAGACACAGCCTGTAGCGAATCCGCACATCGCGCGCTGGTCTGACAATATCCGCAACTGGCTGGTTGCCAGCCGACTAGGATCCGCGTTGCTGTCATCGTTCTCTGATCTTGGAACCATGTATCTGTCTGCGAAGGTGACCAACCTTCCAATGAACCAGTTATTCCGCAACCAGCTTGAAGCTATGGACCCAACGAACCGTACTGAGCTTGCGCGGGCGCGCCGCGCTGGTCTGGCGATGGAATCTCTACTTGGCAGTGTTAACCGCTGGGCAATGGATAATATGGGGCCGTCTGTGTCTCGTTGGGCGGCAACGGCGGTAATGCGTGCCAGTGGGCTTACAGCATGGTCAGATGCGCACAAGCGCGCCTATGGCGTAACAATGATGGGAAGCCTGGGAGAGGTAGTGTCACGGACACCAGACCTTCGTAGCCTCGATGACTCTGATTTTCGTATCCTGAAAAGCAAAGGGATTACTGAAACAGACTGGAGCGTATGGAAGCTGGCGCAACAGGAGGACTGGGGGAACGGCAATAATACGATGCTGACACCGGAAAGCATTATGCGTATCCCTGATTCAGCAGTTAAACATCTTGGTGAGCCTGAACGCGTGAAATTTGAGGCAATGCGTAAACTTCTCGGTGCCGTAACTGAAGAAGTTGATATGGCTGTTATTACACCGGGAGCACGTGAGCAACTGATAACCGGTTCTGGTATTCAGCGTGGAACATGGAAAGGTGAATTAACGAGAAGTGTTTTCCTGTTTAAATCGTTCCCTATCTCGGTAGTTATGCGTCACTGGTCACGCGCTATGGGTATGCCGTCTGCTGGTGGGCGTGCGGCATATATTGCGACGTTTATTGCCAGTACGACCATTCTTGGCGCTTTGTCGCAGCAACTTAACGACCTTGCGTCTGGTCGTAATCCTCGCGAGATGACAGGAGAAGATGCTGCTAAATTTTGGCTTGGTGCTCTACTGAAAGGTGGTGGTCTTGGCCTTTACGGTGACTTTTTATTGTCAGATCACACTAGGTACGGAAGCGGCGCGCTGGCGTCGATGCTTGGCCCGGTAGCTGGTCTGGTTGATGACGTAGTGAAGATTGCTCAGGGCATACCGTTAAATGCTGTGGAAGGGAAGAGTGAGCAGACTGGTGGTGATCTGGTGAAGCTGGGGAAAGGTTTGATGCCAGGTGCGAATCTCTGGTACTTAAAGGCGGCTCTCGATCACATGATCTTTAACCAGATGCAGGAGTATTTTTCACCAGGCTATTTGCGTAAAATGGAGCAACGTTCGAAGAAAGAGTTTAACCAGACATACTGGTGGCGACCACAGGATGTCACTCCGCAATAAGGATGAGAAATGATTGCTTTTATTCTTGTTGTGTTTGCGCTTGTTGCACTTGGCGTTATGAACCGTAAATGTATCATTGACGATGGCGAATTTGCTGTTGCAGTTATTTTGATATTATCTGGTGTAGCAGGGTACATAGGCTTGTCATAACGTGAGCGTGACATGTCACAGGCCGCTTTCGCGGCCTTGTTTTTAACGAATGCCACCGCCGCCCGGGCGGGAATCCGCAGACACAAAAAAGCCCGCAACGCGGGCTTATTCCTTCCATTTATCAGAAAAAAGATCTTCTTCTAAAGGCATTGGTTCTGTTTTTGTTTTCTCAAAGAATTGATAACTGATAGTGATTGCTGCCTCTTTAAACTCTTCTTGCTCAGTTATGTTGTGGGCATCTGCGTCAACAAAAAACATAACCAGCGCATCACGATTGTGATTTACCGAATAAACTAAAAAGCAATCACTTGTTGGTATGCATTTTACTTGCACAGACGCTATATTTTTCCATGCATCCCAAGATGATTTTTTACCAGTGTGTTTTTTATCACTATCTTCTGGAATATAGTCTTGGTTATCGACATGAGTATGCCTGACATTTAGTTTAAGCATTTCTGTCGGACGAGCAAATGCAGCATCTTTACCAAGAGATGGATGGTATCCCGTTTTCCAATACTGGGTAAAGGCATCAGATACTTTCTTCAGCTCAAGATCAGATGCACAAAGGGCCGAGAAATTTTGCGTATGCAATACTCGACCCTTATATCTGACAATTTGATTTTTATCATTCTGCGACGCAGACGAACTCATAATTTTCCTTATTGTTACGAGAATCAAAGAAAGCGCGGGATACGCGACTTGCGTGATCTTTTGTCATAGTAACTTTTACGCACTCTACGCTTCCATTGAAAGAACGTCTTGCGGCAGCTTGCGCTCTACGCATCTGCAATTTTTCGTTTCGCATGACATTACCTCATATCTCATAAGTTCATTACACGGATTAATAAAAATGAAACCAATCCGTTTACCCTTGAGGTAATAGTACGCTATTCACCAACAGTCTGCAATCTGTACAGAATTATTTAAAGGCACATCCATGTGCCGCCGTTCTGTCAGAAGAATCCTGCTTTGTCGTTGATGTACTCCGCGTGCGTCTGGATATCACGCAGGCATTTGCTCACACCGACGATGTAGCAGAACATGGTGGTCAGCTCTGCCGCCGCGCCCGATACGTCGTGCCCGTCTTCCTGTAACTGGTTCAGCAGATTCATCAGCAGTGAGTTCTCCGTCAGGCCGAGAACACCAGACGGCGAGTGAATCAGGCTGCGGTAGCCGGGCTTCAGCGGGGCACTGTAGGTTTTGTTCTCTATCTTCATCGCCTGCATTACTGCTGACGCCGTGGCGTTGGCTACCTGGTCGGCAACCATCTTTATGCGTTCTTCCTGCGGGAGCGAGTTTTTAATGTAACTTCCGGTGCGGCGGATCTGAGGAAGAACCTCACCTGTAACCCATTTACGAAAGCGGTAGGGGATAGTGCCTGGTGTCACCGCATCGCGGCAGCGGAGGATCAGTGTGTAGAGGCCTGACTCGTTGATAATATTGGTTTCGCCTTGACGGCCTAAGTTAAATTTAGCCCTTTCATCATCATCAAGAGATTTTATTGACATAGTGGGGTTTGTCAGTTGAAGAGCTTTAATAACGTCTTTGGCAACAAACCAAGGATTTCCATCAATAACAATGGCTCGAATGGTTGCCTCTGATTCAAAATGAAAAACAGATGGGGTTACGTTAGCAGTCATAGTGATCACCTTTGTAGTTAGGTTAATCACCACTACCGACGCCAATCGGTTGGTGGTGAACTGTGCAGGGTTGGCGTAACCGGCTACAAAGGACCCGGCGCACCTTTCGGTGCCCCCACACAGCCCACCATAGAATAGGTGCGCTTTACACATAAAAAAACCGCTTATGCGGCATATGTGCCTCTGTAGTAACCCGGGACGCCAATCCCGGCACTGGCAAAATCCAGTGCCCGATTACTATGGCACAAGAGGAGTGCGATGTAAATTTACCGCAAAGGTAATGATAAACGCGAAGAAATATTAAAATCAACCGTATTTGGTTGATTGCGTTTAACGCTTGATCACCTGAAAGCAAGATATTACCTTTAAGGTAATGTTATTGTGAGGAAAAGCAATGGAAGTTTTCTGGATAGTTGTTGGTGTGGTTGCGGTGATTATTTACGTTATCAACCAGAACAAGACTAAGATCTCTGATCGTACGGTCGTTAATCATAACAAAACGATAAAGACCGAAGATGGGGAGATAACGATTAATCGTACACAGGTGATAGAACACACCTCTACTCAGTTTCAAAAAACTGGAGGTAATGCGCCTAATATTTCCGCACCTCCTGCTTATGATAGTGCGGTAATCCAGACATATTATAAACAGCAGGAGTTAGCAAAAGAGAGGCAACTGATTCAGCCAAAGCCGTTTACAGCTGAGCTTCCACCTGGAGTGTCAACGCGTCCGGCATATCATGGAAGATTCCCTGGTGATGACATATCGTCTCAGTCATCTAAAAAAGCACCTCAGGCAGTATCAGAGCCAGCAAGAATACCTTCTGCATCGCCGCCAAAAGAAGAATCAGCTAACAGAGTTTCAAGTGGTAGCAAGCAGTGCTTGCGATGCAGAATAAACCTTCCATATGAAAAATTCAGGAAATCGTCAAAAAATCCAGATGGATTGACTAAGTGGTGTGCAAGGTGTCTCGATGGCCCAAAGAATACACGCCATATGAAGTGGTGCCCAATTTGTAATGTCCGCAGAAAACGAACCAGCTTTTACCCTAATAATCAAAATGCGGACGGCTTAATGGCATGGTGCAAAACGTGCTGGGATGAGCACAAAGCGAAACGATAGGCCGCTCTTGCGGCCTTTAAATTTACCGGGTTTGTTTTCGTAATTGTTCGGCACAATAGTCGAGATGTGTTTGCAGATCCTGCATAGACATCTGTGAGCTGGTGACGTAGTTAATCAGTGCAGTCAGTTCGGCAAGTGGGCCATCGACATTAAATCCATCCTTATCGAGATCCCGGAGTAATTTCATCAAGTGCGATCCCTCCACCAGTGACCTGACGCCTCCCGGCGTGTGAATCCTTTCGGTAAATCCGTCTTCCAGTGGATAGTGATACTGCTGCATCTTATCTTCTCCATGCAATAACTGTATAAATACTGTCTCTTATACACATCTGACGCTGCCGACGATATGCAGT